CTGGTCTTTCAAACACCCAAAGATTACCATCTAAACCTCTACGTTCTAATGGTTCTTTTACTTGAATCAAATACCAGTTTAGAATAGCAGGATCAATAGCTGTATCACCAGAAGTTGTAAAGTCACAATCACATTCTTGAGCAGCCATTCTAGGTCCTAAATCTACATCTTGTTGGTCTCTCCAATTTTGGTTTCGCTCAGGATGAACGTCCCATGGTAATCTAATCGGTAAAAAACTATTTTGACCTTCTTCTGCTTTTACCCAAGTTCTGTGGAACCAGTTTCCTGTACCATATGGTGTAGACATAGCAATACATCCACCACCTGTCGCTAAGGTTTGTTGGGCAGATACGAATACCTCTTCAATATTATCGATAAATGCGGCCTCGTCAATAAGCAACAAAGATACGGCTTCACTTCGCGCACTATCACCAGCAGCTGATACGGCTTTCATCTGACTACCATTTGATAGTCGTATACTAAGTTTATTATTTTCTAAAGATTTAATTTTCATCCAACTAGGTAAATTATCATATCCGAATTTTACCTTAGTTACCATGTTTTTTGCTGTTTCTGTTTTAGTAGCAATACACAATACGTTTTTATCAGTATTAAAAAGCATAAGCCATAAAGAATATGCTGAACTTAATGTACTAATTCCTAATTGTCTTGATTTATTTATTAAACTAAATTTATTTTTTAAAAATAGTCTTAATACACTTTCTTGAAATGGGTATAAATTAAAATGAACTCTACCTTTGGTAGGGTGTTGAATCATATAATACTTTTTACAAAAATAAATAGGATCTTGCTTACATTTAAGAAGTTCTTGTTGAATAGCTTCTTTTATGGAAAGCTGTTTTGGAATATCATTTGACTCGCTCATAACAATACTATTAAAAATATACTAATTGCTGCTACTACACCAGTAAGTATATAGGATTTATTTAATTTGGTTTGTAAATCACTTACTTGATTTTCTTTTTCTGTTATCACACCTTTATAACTAGTAACTACACTATCATATCTAGTTTCATTTTTCTTATATAAAGCTATTTGAATATCACTAACTTTTATTGTGGAATCTTGTGATTTAATAATACTAGACTGACTTTTAATGGTATCTCTGCCAACAGTAAGTTGTTTTTTTAAATAGTCTCGTTCTACTTTTACCTCTAATGCATTCCTTAAAGCAGAAACCGGTACTACTACATTAGTATCATTTAAAAGTTTTTGTGAACTTACTGGCAATGTCAGCATTAGACATACCATTAAGACGATTACGTTCTTCTTCATATTGTTCTTTATATTCCGCAGCTTTTTTAGCAAAGGATTGTAAATCTTTTTTATCTTTAGCTATTTGAGCAGCTAAAATATTTTTTACTGAGTCTAAACTAGCTATTTTTTGTTTATCTTTAGCTATTTCTTTATTTAAACTATCTATAGTATTATAATATTGTTGTTCTTTATCGTTAGAATAAAGTGGTGTTGGTTTATGAAACCAAAAATATAACACAACTATTATAACAACTAAAATCAAAACACTTGATGGGTTTTTCATATTACAATCCTAAATCAGACATTGTCTTAAGATCATCATTAACATCAAAATCTTCTTCTTCCAATGATGTTCTCCACATATCAAATTTAGCTCTCATAGATTCTTCAGGAGTTTTAAAATTTGTTTTAATACCTTCGTCTCCAAACACTCCTGAACTTCCTTTATCATCTGAAAATAAATGATATGTTGTTCCTTTAGAATCTTTTACTGTGCCTTTATATTTTAATTTTAAAATATCTTCTCCTCCTTCTCTAGGTATAGTTCCTGTATAGTCATATTCTTTACCTACTACTAAAGTAGAAGGATCTACTTCATCTAAAGAATCTTCTTTAAGTTTAACATCATTATCTTTTAGTTTCATTTTACCAAAAGCGTGTTTTTTAAAAGGTACGGCTTCTTGTACGTCTTCTACCTCATTTATTGATTGAGGTTTAAAAGCTTGTACCATTTTTCTAAATAAATCGTTTGAAAAGTCTATATTGTCCATATTTACATTTTAGTATAAATATGTTCAAATATAGCTTTCACACGTTCTTCTGTAGATCCACTTACTACTAGTAAATTTTTAGGTGGATATAATTCTAAAAGATTTTGAATTTGATAATCAATTTGATCTCTGTATTCACTATTGGTTTCACGAACTCCGTTGTCTTCTATTTCTACTCCATCAGGTTTTACATATACTACTAAATCATATTCATCTTTAAGATTCATTGCAGCATGTTCAAAGTCATACTTTTGACTATTAGGAATACTTTTAGATAAAGCTGTAAAACTACAAACATCCCATACAGTTCTGTCTGTAATAATATTGTCAAATATCAATTCAGTACTTCTTTCTGCTAAAAATATAAATTGACCTTTTAAAGTACTATCAGTATTAAGAGGAATGCCTAAACTCATTAAGTATTTACTTCGTTCAGTAGCAGTTTCATAATTTTTAAAAAAATCATGTGCTCTTAAAGCATTTACTAATGTAGTTTTACCTACACTCATTGTACCTGTTAAACCTATTTTCATATTATTTCATTGATTGTTCGTAACGTGGATCTTTTGATGGAGGAATGCCATTAAAGTCTCTTTTAGCTTCTTCCCACTGTTCTTTAGTTTTTCGTTCTCCAAAAAGATAATATTCTGGTTTTTTCTTTTGATCTTTTGGATAGATCATTGCCGGGTTATCCCAACTGTGTAATACTCTACGTTCATCATTGTTAAAGTAATAAATAACTCTACCATCAATTGATTTTAGTTTAATTGTTTGCATAACTTGTTGTATATAGTTTAAATAAAAAGTGTTAAATCTCCATCATACCATACATCTTCTAGATGGTATTTATCGTTAAGTAAAGACTCAGCAACGTATATTCCATGAGCACCACTTACTGTAATTCCTCTTGCTGATAGTGCATCTCCCACAAAATAAACATTTGGGTATTTAGTAAGACTCAAATTTTTATAGTTAACAAGTGGTTCAGGTGAAAGATATTTTACTTCAGGCACATAAACTCCCCAATCATCACCAAAATCAAATACTTTATCCATGTCATCAATAAAGTTTTTAATGTAAGTCCAATAATCACCCATAGCTTCTTCAATTTGAGATGTTTCTACAACGGGATGACTACTAACCATTTCACCTTCTGATGTAATACCTGCTACTCTTGATGGACTATAATATAATCCTGTACCGTCTTTTTGTAGTTTTTGTACTACATTTCTTGACCATTCAAATGGATTTTCAATACCTTTAATTTCCATAATGATACCAAAGTTAGTCATATTATTTCTGTATTCTTCACCTTTTTTAGCATGTCCATTGTAAGTAATATCACCATATGTTTCTTCTACAGCAACATAAGCGGCATTATTATTTGTACAAAATGAACGTAAACTTACATCATCAAACTTTTGATATAACTTAAAATCATAACTTACATCAATAAGTTTTTGAAAGTATTTTTGGGGTGCTTCAAATCGAACTCCTAACTGTACTGATTTTGGTTCATCAGGTAATTCATATTGTTGTGCTAATTGTTGAGCAAAATCAATACCTGACTTTCCTACTGCAAAAATTAACTCTTCATAATAGTAAGACTTATCATTTTTCAAAATATTACTTTGAAAATCACTATTTGCAATTATTTTATTGTTCATAAAATCAATACTTGTTACTTTTGTTTCCCAAGTAAAGTTTACACCTTTTTCTTGTAAATAAGTGTACCAATTTTTAGCAATTTCATGAAGATAATTACTACCAATATGCCATACAGGAAACATTCTTAAACCAAAATAAGGCTTAATAAACTCTGGTTCTTCTTCTGGATTAGACATGAATATTTCTTCAGGTTTTGGGTGGAATCTTCTAAAATTACTAATAACTTGATCCATCAAGTTCATTGCTTTTTCTTCACCACAGTATTTTGATAATTGACCACCAATTGCTGTGTGGTAAGTTAATTTACCATCACTCCATCCTCCAGCTCCTAACATTCCTTCCATTACTTCTTCAGGAAGTCTGTTGTGGGGATCTTTACCCATATCAATAATAGTAATATCTTTTCCAGGATAACCATTATCTACCAATTTAGTTGCTGCATTGATGCCTGCAACACCTGCTCCTACAATAACTATTTTCATGCTCATAACCAAAATATTATAATAAATTATTTATATTAAACCAAATAAATTTTTAATTTAAGTTTACCACTTCCTTTAATAGCTCTATGCCATTTATGTTTAGGAATGGGAATTGGTTTATTTAAAGAAGTTGGTAATTCGTTGTCTAATTGAATCTGCCAATTTGTTTCACCAATTATTTCAATTGTTCTGTCTTCATTATCTCGATGCCACATCAATTCTATAGGATCAATGTTTTCATCAAATTCTCTAATAATATACTTGTCAGTAACTTCTAAGTCTTTATAAGGTTTTATCATCTGTAAGAGGACCGCCTACAACCCAAGCATTACAAGTTCGAGCTGCTGCACATTTAAATTTTAAAAATCTACAGTATCCTAATTGACCAGCTTCAATAACATCGAACGGATCTTCAGAACCTTCATCACTACCTATTCCTTTAGCTATACAATCTAATGTTTTTGTTGTAATATCAAATGCAGCACAATTACCACAAAGTGACTTTTTAGCTTCTTCTGCAGAATCTAACTTCCACATATTGACTTTATCTTGCCAAAATTTTTCGTTAGGTTCATTGGGATTTAATGGACCATACCCATACTCATTAATTGCTTTCTGTCTATTCTGAAGATTAAGTTCAATATTTTGAGTTGGAGCAGGACATTTACTTATTTCTGCTTCGTTTAATATATTAATTAGTGTTATCATTTTTATCTTTAATTAATAATTCACCTAAAACTTCTAAACGACCAACTTCTCTTTGAAATTCAATTTGAGACATGTTTAAAGAAATTTTTTTATAAGTTTCTTCGTATTCTTTTTTTGCTTTTTCTAAATCTAATTTACCTTCACTTGCCTTTTTGTAATATGGTAATTTAACTTTAAAGTGATGCCAAGTTAAAAGCGCTAAACCTCCTTTTTTATGAGCATTATCAGCAATTTTTTTAGCCCCACCCATACGAGTTTGACTAAAATCTTCAAATTGGTTTTTTGCTTCTACTAATATGTCTTTAAATTTAATCATTTTGTTTTACCCCACGTTTTACCTTTACCTGGTCTTTTACATTGACTTGGAGTTGGGCGACAAGAAGGATACTTTGATCTTACTTCACCTTTTTTTCTTCCACAAGGTTTACATTTACCATCACGACAAGTATTGCAATCTACCCATCCTCCAGTTTTACCTGGTGCTCCTTTTCGTTTAAACCAAGTTCTTAATGTTTCTTTTTTAGCTTCGTTTAATTTAGA